GGGTATAATAATTCAAAAAAGTCATCGACGTAAAATTGATGGGGCTGGTCGCCGTATGAACAGCATTAGCAGCCCGACCATTATACAAAGGAAAACTAGGTAAATTAAGTTTCCAAAAGAAACGTGTAGGGGTGGCAGCAGTAATCGAACCACACCCCCACGTACCTGACCAAGTATATCTTTTAAGTAACGTACGCAAAGATAAAATAGGGTCTCCGTGAAAAATTATACTGGATTTATCATCCTGCAAACGCTTACCAAATATAACATCTGGTTCCCTACGGTAGGGTTCTATGGTTATATCCTTCATGATGTCACCGGATTGTGCAAAATAGCTCATAGCATGAATTGCATTAGTCGGGGAAAAAACCTCAAAGTCATCACACATTGAAACGTACACCAGAATCGCTATTGGGGATGTTAAATTTGTGTCTGGAGCAGTAAGCTCATTTTGGACTACAACAGTTAAAGACCCATTATTTATAGGATTAGCCGCATTGGAACCACCAGATGGACCAATCCAGAATGGAGTTGAAGCATCAACGATAGTGGTATTATCGGCATAGGGAAAAGGCTGGTGCCAACCTACCTCAATCGTCATCTCCTTATTTTTCGCTATATCCCAAGTCTCGGATAAATTGGTATTATACAAAGGCACACCAGACGCATTGGCCCCAGGTTCATAAAATATACGTAACCGACCCCGGTGAAAAGCCGAACAAACAGCTACGAAACGGATTCGCATCGAACCACGCCAATATTGGAAAGGTGCGGACACCCAGCTCGCCGGTGTTTGAATATACGTAGTATTCACTCCTGTTCCAGCTGTACGGAACATGTTGGGAGTAATCCTCATGTTAAACAATCGAGTATCAATAGCTGTAGTCTGCGCATAAGGAAACTGGACTAAATATGATTCACGCTTAGCAATGTCAACTATACCCATTTCATCACGCCCAGATATACCAACAACGCGCGAATCGACAGTAACCTCAGATTTATCATCAAAAGTCGATTTAAACACGGGATCGTGCTGTGTGGCCGACGAAAAATTAGGTAAATGGCGAGGGTTCATCAAACTAATATCAGTAATGACATTGGGCTTAACGAAACCGAAAAGCTGTGCCAAATTACCAATACCGGTAGCTGTCATATCCGTTGCCAACGCATACGGCCTAATAAATGGAACACGCGATAAGGAATTGGCCAAATGTGCCAAAATAAAGGCAGGACGTGAGACAATTCCAGTCCCATACTCATCCCCGGATTGAGCAACCAAGCCAACTACATTATTAAGGGTAGGAGCCCCAATAACAACATTCTCAGCCCAAGCGAATACGGATATTGAGACCGGTTCAATGACACCCGAAACGTGAGCCAATGGTACCAATTCCCTGATAGTAACATCACCTGCAGATGTAATATCATTACCGCTTGTGTTATAAGCATTGTTAACCGCTGAATAAGGTAATCTCAAGCACCCAGCGGACGATGTTGTTGGATCAATGAAAATATGTGGATTTTGCGAACCTCGAACACAACCTAATTCGGTAAGATCAGTGTTTAAAAAATTATCATTGATCTTATCAGGTGTCGCACTAGCCATCAATGCACCAAAATGAAAAGGAGTACCATTAACAACTATCTTAACACACATATCACATTTCATGTTCCTAAAATTATTTAAACGATTTATAACATGCTTATTCTTCCAAAATAAATCGAAAACTTGCAACCGGGAACCAGGAAAAGCCGTACCCACTGTCCAAGAAAAAGTTGCAATACGCACCGGACGCGAGAAGAATTTTCCAGGGTCATACATATCCATATCAGCACAATAATATGTATCATCACGTGCGGAAATAAAACCCGCTTCGTAACCTGCATTCTGATCATCGAAATTCACAATATTAGCATGAAGTTGGGAATCGCCCGTCTCATGCAATAAAGACTGTGCTTCATATTTCATAGAAATAAGAATACGAGCAGCAGTGCGAGAAGTACGAAAAACAGAATCGCCACCACAATTAACGGAATCAGAAACTCCGCGTTGCCTAAGTGGCATATTACTTTCTTCAGAAGATTGAACACTATCTAAATCATGGATAGTATCTTCTAGAGCGAAAGAAACTCTTTTTAAATTCGGGGCGTCCACCCCTTGTAGAATACTACCATTTGAAGTTGCGAAAAGTTTACTACTCTTTTCTAGTTGTGTTAATTGAAATTTAGTTTCGAGTAAAATATCTTATTTTAGGCTATACTCATACCCTAAAACGATGAAATCGACTTCTCCATCCCAAAGCACCCTAACGCTTGTCACGCATTGGGGAGTAATCAATTGGAATGGGGTTCAATTTTCTCTAGCATCTCTGCATATGTCATACTAAGATTTCTAGAGTGGACAACAAAATCACAATCTTCGGCAACGCGAACCATCTGCTGCCGAAATTCCTCGTAATCTTGCTCACCATGCGCTACAAACTCGCGTAGCGCCCCGTCCACAACGGAGCCAGCCCATGCGTCGTCAGAAATATCGCTAGATCGCATTCTAACGTGCAAGGACTTGTAAATTGACGCTTTATCTAAAGCGCCCATATACCTCCCAAATATACCATTATATACTGACTTTCTCTTCAAAAAATCAACATCAGTAATGTTCATATAAGGTATATGATCCCCTGACTTGTCCGGGGGCGTATATTTCATGCCAATACTACAAATGTAATCAGATTTCGAAATACAATTAAATAGCGGATAATCTTTACTGACACTACCTATGTCATCATCACCATACGTCATCATAGAAACCGCATCACGAAACCTTTCCGTTTTTGGATAAATAGAGAAAAACGAACATCTACTAATCAGAGAATTAACAATAGAATTTATATATACTGTCAAATTGTGGCCAGATGGATTACTACCAAAAAACTGGACTAATGTCCCGTTATAAGCAACTACGGGATATATAACATCTGATATCATAGATCTCATAATAGTCAGATCGAGCTCAGAATATCCAGCACGATCTGCCAATTCAATAAGTATACTAAAAGCTGCACCTGTCAACGAAGCTGGCATTCTCTGATCGTATGCACTATAATCACCGGCAACAATTCTCTCATCACCGAAAGTAGTAATATGCTCGTGCATTTCCTGCCATTCACCTGAAAATGCGTTTACTCCCACTGCACATTCACTCAAAAGTGGGAACATGCTCAGGTGTGAAGCTATCGGCAAGAAGTACTCCCTCAGAAGCATTTTCAAAGCTACAGGTGCTGCTTGAAAAACTCTAACCTTCAATTTTCCAATTTTAACAGGTTCATCTTTCAATGAGGCTCTAAAAACGGGATAACAGCGTTCACCAGCAGAGTACCGCTCTTTATACAGATTATAAACCGCCAATATCTCAGAATCAATCAGAAAATTATCATTATGCTTGTCCATCGATGGCCCTACTGAACAAAACTTTGATAATTTCCCAGTTAAGGGAAATCCTACAGAGGTATTTTGTGGCATACGGTTTAAAAATTTATCACCGTCCAAACCGTTAATCACTGTTTCAAGATCCAACGGCCGAATATTTTCAAACTTACACAATAGTGGTTTAATATAATCAGTAGAAGAACGTATAATACCACAAATATCAGGGCCAACCGCAGGTGTACTAAAACCCTGCATCCCCAAAGACCAATTGTGCCAAGATCTCACTACCGGTGGGCCCATGGGAGCGGGTCCATGCGTTCGTACAACACCTGTGTGTTGGGTTACACTCGAGGACAAATGTGATATAATAACTTCAGATTTATTAGAAACTGCGCCCTTACATGATGCTAAAACCTCTACTATACCATCCTCCGGTATAAAGTTGGTAGAACACCGAGGAGCAATGGGTTCATTAGTAGTGAAAGGCTCACCACCAAGATGTCGCTCGTATATAACCGTGGGAATATCAGAGGAGTTTCCAGGAAAAATCAAACCAGGAACATCAAA